CGAATCAGCGCATTATCGATGTACGAAAATCTTTCGAAGCAAATAGACTCGTCCTCTATGGCTCGCTGAAATAACACGACCTATAATGAAAGGATGGTGTTTTGCCATGATGGAGAAACTTTACAATTTCTTCTACAGGGAAGCTGACGAGAACGAGATCGATCTGACTTGCACGCAGAAAGAAAAGAATTATTTCTGGATGGGCGCGAATGTCGGAGCACTGATCGGGACGCTGCTCATCAATGTGATTCTGTGGGGAATGATTGCAATCTATCCGGCAATGTTCTAAACCTATCGACAGAAGGAGGTCTTCATGGCCTCTTTCGTTTTTCGGGAGGCATTATGGGACGAGGTAATTATTATGCGTCGGGAGATTATGCTGCCCAATGGTACGTTGAATGCGATCCTGATATTCTAGAAGAAGTGTTTTGGAAGATTAAAGAACGATTTGCCTCTTTTCGTAAACAGGATAAATGGATTCATCGAGATTCCCATGTTCTGCTGGCGAATGATCTTTTCTGTATTGGTCTTGCCGACAATGAACATACCGTCGCTGTATTCCTCAGCAGCAAAGATGACGGTGTAACAGATGGCTTGGCAGCTCGGCATTTCGAAACTTATAAGAAAGGGATTCTTAATATTCTGTTGAGCTTCTTTGATGAGGTATATGTTCCCACAAGCTCGTGGACTTCGCGAAAAATACAAAGTATATAATAGACAGATTAGTCTATATTTGAAAGGAGAAATGATTTATGATCGCTAAAATTATTATCGGATACTTTGCTATTATTGGTGTCGTGGATACATTAGTTTATATTCTAGTGAAGGCATTTCCAAAAAGCAGAGCAACAAAATTCGTTTGTAAAAATTTCGGTGTAAAATACAATACTAAAACTTATGAGGTAATTGACTAATCCGTCCTATATAAGAGTCTACGAAAACGTGGGCTCTTATATTTTCCTCGCGAAAATTGCAAGGCTTATAGTAGAGAGGAAACTCTTAAATAAAATTTATTGGAGGATTTGACTTATGGAAAAGACGAATCAGACTGTTGCTCAGGAAACCAAGACCGAACAGGTGCAGGAGACCAAACCGCAGATCCGCAAACCGAAGATTACCGGTGCGGGCGTGAAGAACTTTATGTGCAATCGCGTCCTGCCGGGACTTGTCGGTGCGGGACTGACGGTACTGGCTTTTGCCGTCGCCGGTGGCAAGGATCATGGCGACAGCAATGATGACGACTATACGGTCAGCTAACCAATGATATTTGAGATTCTACTCAATGGGAGGATGTTAAGAATTACTTAGCATCTTCCCTTTCTTTTCGCCGTTTACGAAAGGAGGATATTCTTGTTCTTTGAGAAGGTGGCGCAGAAATTCGCGGCTAAGGCCACTGAGACCGCGATCGAAACCGCCAAGGAAAGCGGAAAAAAGACGCTCGATGATTTCATGCCTTTGATCGAGATCGTTATTCTTGGCGTTGTTTTTGCATTTGAGATGGGGCAGCGAAAAAAAGAAGATATTTCATCTGGTAAGAATGCGCCCATCGTGATTAACAACTACATCGATCCCGGTCGCCATGAGCACTGAGGTTTATATTGGAAAGGAGAGCACCAAATGAAACTTGAGGATGTAAAAAGCATCGTCAATCTTGTGGTTGGAATTGGCATCGAAACAATCATCTGCGGCGCGATCAAAACGGTTCTGCCCAACTCGAAGGGATTGTCGAAGGCTTGTGTAAGCATTGCGAGCTTGGCTATCGTTGCGGCAATTACAGAAGCAACCCAATCCACGACAGACAATGTGGTTGACGAAGCGGCGAATGCGATCAATATTCTCCAGACCGCCTTTGCCGGAACGGAGGAAGAAAATGAGTGAGAACCGTGGCGTTCCCATGTACCCGAATAATTCGAATGCCGCCAAAGAAAACAACCAGCAGACTAACCTTCCGGCCGAACCTAAAAAGGTCGAATCGGTTACAACCGGCAATGTAACAGTCAAAAAGCCGGGACTTGGCCAGCGCATTATGGATAACATCTTTGACGGCAGCATTGAGGATCGATTGACGAATGCGGTCTTTGATATTTTCATTCCATCAGCGAAGAAAATGTTTGCGGATAGTGTGATCGATCTGGTTTCGACGCTGCTTACGGGGCAGCCTGTGAGAACGCGCGGAAGAGACCAGACAGGCAACACGACAGTACGAAATAGTAACATGCCATATAACTCCATGTACGATTATGGTACGCGGAGAGACGTTGGAGAGCGACCGAGACGAGTTACGCCTGATGAAATCGTTGTCGGCACTCGAGAAGAGGCGGAAAGTGTCTGCCGAAAACTTGAAGACCTTATGCGGATGTATGGGTATGTAACGGTCGATGACTTCTATTGCACTGTTGGCGTTCCCAGTCAATACACTGATCGTAAATGGGGCTGGAAGTCCTTTGGTGGTGGCTATCCGAATTACGAATCTGTCCCCGGCGGATATCGGATTCTGATGCCTAGAGTTGAAGAGGTGTAAGGAGGACTAAAAAGATGATAGTGACTAAATGCGATCGATGCGGAAAGACATGGCGTTTCTCGGAATCATGTGAGACCCGGCATAACGGCCATTTCTTAATTACGTGGGCTAGGGGCTTGGGCAAGAAAGAAAGGGATCTTTGCATGGATTGTATGGACGATTTTGAAAAATTCATGGAGACCAAATCCGAGAAAGAGTGACATTCCCGATTATGATCTGAATACATAGAAACTACTCAAATAACAAGGAGGGTTTTAATATGGCTGAGACTTGTAGCCGTTGCGGAAAGAAATTCGACACCGGGAACTGCGAAACCTATGCCGAGATCCGGTACGAGATCTATCACCATCACGTCAGCAAACATAGTGGGCGCATCGGCAAGTATACGCTTTGCGGAGATTGCGAGCATAAATTTGAGACTTTTATGATTGAGGTATTAGAGGAGTATATGAAGAATGGCCAAACCCGTTAAAACAAAAGATATTTGCAAATGGGCAAAACTGAATCATGTTCCCCTCGATCCGGAAAGCGTCGAAGATAAGCAATATATTAAGGAAGCGATTGCTTTGACCTCACGCTGGCTGGACGAGGGGATTTCTCGTGATATTTCAATTCAGATGGCGTGTGAGCAAGTGCTGCTCGGAAAGGAAGTTGAATGGTAATGGATAAGATCATTTACGAATCATGCAATGGGGAACTAATCGTTATTGATGGAAAAAGATATCCGCGTAAAGCCGTCGATAACTGGACGTCAGATGAACTCGCCAAAATTCGAGACGGAATACTTCTAAGGTACGAAAGAGAGTTAAAAGCGCATACTAACGCTCTTTTCGCTGCTTTTCAACCCTACATCGCAAACGCAAAGGCCAAAGAAGCTCAGATTGACGCCCAAAGAGATCTTGCTCAAACAATCCGTAAAATGCCACGAGAGGATGTAATTGCAGTATTTACTGCTTACTTCAATGAACTTCTTAGCAAGGCGAATGGAGATGACTCGAAAAATGAATAAAGATGCGCATGTTATTGCTATTTCCCATGAGAGGCTGTATAGCATGACTGAAGATGAACTTCGTGCCGCAGAACGATTCAATAAGCAAAAAATGCTTAAGGAGCTTATCGAGGAAATGAGCATCGATGATGTAAAACTGATCCTAAATGTAAAAGGATATGTTTTGCTTACGCGTTCCGAATCCGAAGCGATTATCGACTACATGGGTATCAAGTCTATGTTTGGCGAGGTGTTTAAATGAAAATTATTGATCAAAGTTATAAAATTCTCTGGAATCCCGGCGACGTAATCGAAAAAGCTGCCAGAACGTGCTATCGCAGCGAGGACAAAATCACCGATGGCGGATCAAGTGACAAACTGATCAAAGATCTGCTGGTAGCTCGTAATCACACTGCTATGCTTGAGCACTCTGCCTTGAGCGTTGAATTCACAACGGACCGAGCTATTGCGAATGAGCTGGCACGCAACAGGTTGTGCAGCTTCGCTCAGGAGTCCACAAGATATTGCAATTACAGCAAGGATAAGTTCGGTAATGAGTTGACTTTCGTGAAACCAGAGTGGTTTGATCGTTTTCCTATTGACAAAGAATACAAATATAAAGTGTCTCTTTTTAGAAGCTTGTGCGACTATTCCGAGGCTGAATATTTTGCGCTTATTAAGGCGGGCCTCAAACCCGAGGACGCCCGTTGCGTTCTACCCCTATCCCTTGCTACGAAGCTGGTGATGACGACGAACTATGCTGAGTGGCGACATATTCTCAAGCTCAGAACGGCTAAGAGCGCTCATCCTCAGATGCGGGCGCTGATGATTCCGCTGCTGGAAGAACTTCAGAAGACGATTCCAGTTATTTTCGATGACATTAAAGTGGAGGAATAAAGCATGAATGCTGAAATGAAAGCGAATATTGATGCATTACGTGAAACAGTGAGTCTTTCGATGAAAGCGAATATTGATGTATTACGTGAAACAGTGAGTCTTTCGATGAAAGCAATTCAACTTGTCGGGGGTTCTGAGGATGCCGTACTCAGCATGCTAGGGGATGCATGGAAAAAAAGCTATAAATCTTCTGATAGCGAAGACAGAGAGGTAGCACTGATCATGGCTCTTGAAATGTGCGTTACTTGGAATAACATGGTCGATGAATTGGGCGATTCTACATTCCATAAAGACGCACTCGCGAAGCGATTCCTGGAAAACATTTGGGAGGAATAAGCATATGAAAACGGATTCCCACAAGTATCTCAGTGAGTATTTGTTTCACTGCATTAACTGTGGAACACTTTTCTATGCGTCTCAATTCGACGGCCGCTACGATTTTGTGGAAGAATTCAATGTTCAATGCGGCAAACCGATGGCATCCTGCAACTGTCCTGAATGCGGGGATCGAGTATACAGCACTGCTAAAGGAATGTTCCGAAAAGATGCGCCTAGCGTTCGTTTCATTACGCAACAGGAGTATAAATTGGAGGACTAAATGATATTTCCATATAAGCAGGGCCCTTGCACGAGAGATTGCACGGATCGTTGCGTCGAACCGAACTGCCACATGACCTGCGAAGCTTATCTGAATTGGGCGGAGAGCATCCGAGTTAAGAGAGAAGCTGCCACAGAAGTTTCACGTATCAATATGGCTCAGCGAGCTCGAATCATCGAAACAAAGAAGGCTTGCGGGTTTTATGACTGATATTTGAAAGGAAAGTTCGATGAGTAAATGTGACTTTAGCGGATGGGCGATCAGGACCGATCTTGAATATGAAGACGAGCGAGTTATTCTTCGGGATGCTTTTGCGAGAGATGGCGGGAGCACCGTCCCACTGCTCTGGATACACGGTTGCTATACTCGCGAAAATATGCTAGGCTATGCGTTCCTTCAAAATAAGGACGAAGGTGTATACGCCTACTGCACGTTCAATAACACTGATATGGCACGACGTATTAAAGGGCTGATTCGTATCGGCGAGATTCGCGCCCTTTCGGTCTATGCCGCTGACATAGAACAGAATCATGGTGATATCCTTCGTGGCTCTATCAAGGAAGTAAGTTTGGTTCTCGCCGGTGCAAATCCGCGCGCTTCGATCAATTACGTGAATATTCAACATGGTGAAGAAGTGGCTACCGAAGCTCGCATCTTTACGGATATGCGTATCTCACGTAAGCACGTCGACATGTCAGAAATGTTTCTGAGTTGAAAGGAGAACACCATGTTAGCTCCGTGTCCGTTTTGTGGCGGAAGAGCTACTGCAATCATCACAACTCGAGATGCGGAGCCTCTTAAAAGAACATATTTTGAGGACTATCGAGTTGGATGTATGCGCTGTAATGTGTATATGAAAGGGTCGTCTTTGTGCAAACTCATCGGATATGGTCCCGTAAAGATCAGAGACGGCTATCCCGAAACTGTACGTAAATGGAACTACTATGCTTCAGCATGATATTTGAAAGGAGAGTACTATATGAATCTCAGTTTTGTCAAAAATGGAATGAAGGTTGTTCGCCGGTTCGGTTCTCGAGCCGGTCTTGTTATTTATAAGCATATGCCGCAAATTCTGATGGGCGCGGGTGTGGTTACTGGTGCGGCAGCTCTATATGAAACGGCGAAGAGCACTACGAAGGTAGATGATATTTTCGCCAAGAAAGAAACGCATCTGGCAAGGATCAATAACTGTGTCGTTGACGGTCAGACTTATACCGAAGATGACAAGAGAAATGATATTTTGAAAGCCAAGGCGATTATGTGCGTTGATTTGGCTAAGGTGTATGCTCCGGCTGCGGGATTGTACGCTGCGAGTATGGCCTGCTTCTTGGGTGGTCATCACATGCTGGCTCAGCGTTATGCGGCTACGGCAGCTGCTTTGACTGCGACAACGAAGGCGTTTGGCGGTTATCGCGGAAACGTCCGGGAAGAACTCGGTGAAGAAGCAGATTGGCGATTCCTGCACGGTATTAAAGCGGAGGAACTGATCAAAGAGACGGTTACGGATGAGAAGGGCGAGACCAAAGAAATCACTGTTGTAAAACGGAATGATATTGGCAGAAATCCTAACGACTACTCAATGTACGCGAAGGTATTTGAGAAGGGGAACGACTATTGGCAGGGAGAATCTTCCTATAATATGTGGTTCCTTAAAAAGGTTCAGAATCAGATGAACGACAAACTTCTTGCCAGGCGCAACCATGAGCATGGCGGATATTTGTTTCTAAACGAAGTCTACGAGGCTCTTGGTTTTGATGCGACAAAAGCTGGCGCTGTGGTTGGCTGGTATATTCCGGCTGAAGGCGCTGCGGATCAGGATGATGCTGACTATTATGTGGACTTCGGTCTATTCACCAAAGATGGCTCGTATCGTTTCGTCAATGGTCAGGAGGATTCAATCATTCTGGACTTTAACGTAAGGGGCAGCATCTTCGATCTGATGGAAGACTAAGGAGAAAATACCATGAAGACTAAAATTTTGAAGTTGGCAGCTATTATTGGTGGAAGCATTGGACTCGCATACCTTGGAAATCGACTTTACAAGCATTGTCAGGTGATGCTCACAGAAGCAAATAATAGCTCCTGTAATGTGATCGAGAGCCGAGGTGAACGAACGATCACGAATGATATTCAGAACGCTCCTAGCCCCCTTCAAACGCCTGTAGAGGGCACTTATGAGACGCACATGGTTGACTATAGCAAAATTACGCCGATCAGGCCTCTTGAGGAGGAAGAAGATATCGACCAGGAGTTCCTGGAGGAGCTTAAAGAACCTCATATGATCTCGATCGATGATTTTGACGCGGGATATCCGGAAAGGTATGGCACCGAATCACTGACCTATTATGTGGTGGATGATATTCTGGCGAACAACGAAGACGAGATGATTAACGATGTAGAGTCTTTGATTGGTGCCGATGCTTTGGATCACTTTGGAGCAGAGGCGGCCGAATTGAGCGGGGACAGCGAAACGATGTATATCCGCAATGAGAAGCTGCATTGCGACTATGAGGTGACGAGGATTCATCAAAGCTATCATCAGGTTGTGTTGGGAGAGTAAGCAATACATAAGACCTATATAGGAGGACATTATGGGCCAGTATTATATGCCGACGCTAATCGCAAAAGACGGAACGATTTCTACGCTGTATCCGCTCGAATACGATAATGGCTTGAAACTGATGGAACATTCTTATATCGGAAACAATTTTGTAAATGCTGTATGTACGCAAATTTGGAAGAATCCGATGAAGGTTGCATGGATTGGCGATTATTCTAACATTCCATGGGAAGGAACCTATACGAAACATATTTCTCGAGATGATTTTGAGAAAATCTGTCATGAAGTATGGGGAAACGAGCAGGGGCCTCTTTGCATTCACCCCAAGCCTCATGGATATTTAACTATGAAAAAGCGGCGAGGGTATCTTATCAACCATACAACGAAAGAATATGTTGATCTCGAAAGCTATATCGAGAAAAATAAATGGCATGAAAAATCAGAATATAGACGACGTAGAGACGGACGAGTTGTCAACGAACCTTACGAGTATGACAAGTGCATTCATCCTCTACCGCTCTTGACCGCCTGTGGTAACGGACGCGGTGGTGGAGACTATTATGACCGCTTTTCGAATTACGAAAATGTCGGGAGTTGGGCTTTTTGTGAGATTGAACTTACAGGAATAAAACCTAAAGGATATGATCTTGTAGAATATTACTTCTCGGAACAACGAAAGGTTGAATGACGTTGTATGGATCTCACTGAGAAACGAGTACAAGAACTAATGGATAATTTGAATGCCTTTTGTTTGGACCATAAGGTAACCGGAGATGATTGTGAGAAGTGTCCGTTTGCAAAATATGAGGATTGTCCGTTAAATGAGTTTTATATGAAGTGTTTTCTTGCTGTCTACAATAGTTGATATTCTTTAAAAAAGAAGGAGCATTAGTTATGAAAATTAAAAATTTCGTTCTTGCGGGTATGCTGACTGGTGCACTGTTCCTCGCGACGGGATGCAGTGAAGCAGACAAGGTTAATGCCAACATCAGCAAGCAGGCCGACTATTTCGAGTCGCAGCGAAAAATTACGGTCTATAACGCTCGAACAGACAAGGTTATCCTTGAGTGCGAAGGCGCGATGTCTATTTCGAACAACTCGAGCAAAGAACTTGTCGTGACTATAAAAATTGGACCGAACTCGTATAAAAAGAATTATATCTATCTGAATACGTATACTATGTACGTGGTAGAAGATATTACAGGAATGTATACTGATCCCTACCATTACAAGCTCTATTTTCACACGGATGTTGTGCCGACCGTCGAAGTTAGACCGTAAGGAGTGCCAGTTTATGAAATCTAGAATGGAGTATCAGGAGCGCCAAACGAAATATATGCTTGACGCATGTTTTTCGTGGGCAAGACTGTCGAAAGAGGAACAAGCATGGTACACTAGCAAAGGTATGACGATGCGTATGTATATGCAAAAGTATTCGAGAAATAATCGTCGAATAGATCGTTGGAATTATTATGTCAAAAAGCATGGGTTTTTTATCAATGGTAAGAGAATCAGAAAAAGTGAATTGTCTAAAATAAAGGAGTGATATTTTACGATGACGGAAAAGGAGCGTGAAGCGTATGTAAGATGGCTTCGTCGTTTCATTGAACGAGAAACCCCTGCCGGACGAACCTACGATAGACTCTTTGATATTTTGATGAATCGGGAGTTTATTGGAATCGTTCCGCATGATGAAAACTTGGAAGAGCATGGCCTTGAGCTGCGCGGCATGTACTTCGGAGTACGCTGGGCAGACTTGGGGCCGTGCTCCGTTTTGGAAATGCTGGTCGCGCTTAGTCAGCGGATTACGGATATTATGGTGGACGATGAACCGAACTTCACCGATGGATATTTCTTCTGGCGGATGCTCGATAATCTTGGATTGATTCAGTTCGATGATGAGGCTTTTGAGGATTGGCGGACGGAAGACCTGGTGGAGGATATCCTGAATGTCTTGCTTGAACGGCTGTATGAGTACAACGGGCGAGGCGGACTGTTTCCGCTTAAACGACCGCGAGAAGATCAGCGAAGAGTGGAGATTTGGTATCAGGCGCAAGCGTGGCTGATGGAGACGTTCGATTGCCTGTGATATTTGGGTACTTTGAAAGGAGAGACAAACTCATGAACCTTACTAATGTTTTGGACAAAATGAGCGGCGTGGAAGAGCGCCTTAAAGCATCTGCGACTGACATGTTTAACAGTTCCGTAGCAGAGCCCAGCATGGCGATTATTACGATCAGAGTTGCCGAGGGAGAGGATGTTCCAGGTGTTCTGATTCGGGTTTCAGGCAAAAACGGGGACAGTATTACGAAGGAGATTTGAAGATGATAAGTGAACGGGATAAGAGGCTTTGGCTGTGGCTAAATAGGCTGCCGATTGAGTTTGACAGTACAGTTATCGAGGTCAATATAAAACCTCTGAATGATCGTGCATCTCAGATTGTCGAGGAGCGGAACACGCCGACAGAGTATAGCAAATCGATTTGGACAGCCGATTCGAGAAGCGCCCCGGCGTTCGAAAGTATTGCTTTAGTGCCCGATTTTGACAGTTATAAGTGTTCGATTTTTGTAGTCTACAAAGGCGGTTCACATAGCTCATTTGAAGTGTTTTTGAATGAGTTTTATCGAGATACTCCTTCAGCAAAACTGTAACAGTTGTGACAGTTTTGAAATACGATTTCGAGGTTTTGAAAAAATTTTGCTGTTCGCGTTAAGAAATCTTAATGGAAAAGAGAAAAAGTGTTACAGAAAACTGTAACAGTGTGACAGTTTTGAAAGCCCAAAAATCCAAAACTGTAACAGCATTTTTCTAGATATTATTAGAAAAAATAGGGGTCTGTTACAGTTTTACAGTTTTTTACTACTAAAAAGTTTTTTGGGGAATAGTGTTTTTATATAAAAGTTTATAAACTGTGTAAAAAACTGCACAACTGTCACAACGCTAATCACAAAAGAGTGAGCCGAGAAAGGAGGTTACGGCATGGACTTTTGTCAAATCAGGACGCGTACTGTTCCGAAAGAAAAGAACGTCGTCGAGATCTATCCGGAGTTTAAAATCTGCAAAAGCAAAGACCTCATGATCCGAGGTAAAGACTTCTACGCAATTTGGGACGAAGAGCGTGGGTTATGGACTACGGATAGTTACGACGTGCAGCGTCTTATTGACAAGGATATCGAAGCTAAGGTTGACGAAACCAGAAAGATATTCCCTGAGGCCACATTACGACTCCGAACGATGATGGACTACTCCACAAATTCGTGGAAGATATTTCAGAGCTATGTGGGGAACCTGTCTGATAATAGCCATCAACTCGACAGTAAGCTAACCTTTGCGAATACGCCAATCAAGAAGACCGATTACATTTCAAAGTCACTACTCTATCCACTTGAACCCGGAAACTATGATGCGTTTGATGAGATCGTCTCAACGCTCTATGATCCTGATGAACGAGCAAAGATCGAATGGGCGATTGGAGCGATTGTTTCGGGCGACAGTGTTACGATTCAGAAATTCTTGGTCTTCTATGGCGATGCGGGCGCAGGCAAAAGTACGATCCTTAACATCATCCAGAAACTCTTTGAAGGATATTATGTAAGTTTCGATGCCAAGTCTCTTGCGAGCAATAACAACCAGTTTGCCACAGAAGCATTTCGAGACAACCCGCTTGTTGCGATTCAGCATGACGGCGACCTGAGTCGAATCGAAGACAATACCAAGTTGAACTCGATCGTGTCTCATGAGATGATGACCATGAACGAAAAATACAAGTCCGCTTACACGGCGCGAGCGAATTGTTTTCTCTTCATGGCAACGAACCGTCCGGTCAAGATTACCGACGCGAAATCGGGTATCATTCGTCGTTTGATCGATGTACGGCCAAGCGGACGAAAACTTCCATTCAGCCGCTATCAAGACTTGATGGGCAGGATTGATTTTGAGCTGGGCGCGATTGCGTATCATTGTCTCGAAGTTTATAAGGAGATGGGAAAGGACTATTACAATGCCTATCGGCCGATGGACATGATGTATAAGACTGACTTCTTCTTCAACTTTGTCGAGGACAAGTATGACATCTTCGATCGGCAGGATTGCACAACCCTAAAAGTTGCCTAT